CCCGCCACGAAAAAACGTATTTCTCTTCTTCTGATATTCGCGCTGCTCTGCGCGCTTCTCACCGCCTGCGGCGCACCGGCGCAGCCGGAGCCGACGGCGACCCCCGCGCCGACGGATGCGCCCACGGCGACGCCGGAGCCGACAGCAACCCCGGCCCGCTACCAGCTCAGCGCCAGCGAGCGCGACACCGTGGAGCGCGTCGTCATGGCCGAGGCCGGCGGCGAGAGCTTCGCCGGGCAAATGCTGGTCGCTCAGTGCATCCTCAACGCCGCCGAGAAGGAGGGCGTGCAGCCCTCTGAGGCCGTCGTGATTTACAGCTACACCAGCAACCGCCCCGACCCCACACAGAGCGTCAAGGACGCCGTCGCGGCCGTATTTGACCGCGGCGAGGTCGCTATCGACGCCCCTGTCATGTACTTCTACAACCCGGCGCTCGTGACGAGCACATGGCACGAGAGCCAGATCTTCGTCGCTGAGGTCGGCGGCCATCGCTTTTTCTCAGAAAGGAGCCCAAACGAATGAGACCCGCAACTGATATGAAGCCGGGCGAGATCCTGCACTTGCGCAACGGCTACACCGTCGAGCTCGAGAGCGTCAAGCCCGTCACCTGCGGCGTCATGCTGACCTTTAAGGCCAGCGCGCCAGACAGAAAGGAGAACCACAATGAGCGATAAGACCACCGCGGCCATCGCCGCAGAGCAGCAGGCGGCCGCCGCAGAGGCCCCGGCCGAGGTGCTGCCAGCCGTCACCCTCGACGAGCTGGAGCAGGTCGACCTCGGCACCGTGGAGCAGGGCGAGCGCCCCCCCTTCCGCATCACCGACGACCGCTGTGCCGACTGGGCCATCCGCAAGATCGCCGAGGAGCGCAGCGAGTACAACCGCCTGAAGGATCTGGCCGACCAGCAGAAGGCGGCCATCGAGGAGAAGGTCGAAGCCGCCCGCCGGCGCATGGAAAACGGCACCGCCTTCCTGACCTCCTGCCTCGCCGACTTCTTCAACACCGTGCCACACAAGACCACCAAGACGACCGAGAAATACCGGCTGCTCTCCGGCACCCTGACCCTCAAGAAGGGCACCGTCAAGGCCACGGTCGACGACGCCAAGCTGGTGCCGTGGCTGCGTGAAAACGGCTACGGCGACCTCGTCAAGGTCGAGGAGTCGGCCAAGTGGGGCGAGCTGAAGAAGCTGCTCGCCTACACCGGCGAGATCGCCACCATCCAGAGCACCGGCGAGATCGTGGAGGGCGTCACGGCCTACGAGACCCCGGCCACCTTCACGGTCGACATCTAAAGGAGGTGCCACATGGCAACTGAGACCAAAAAGACGGAGGCGGCCGCTGCTGCGGCCCCTCCCATCGAGGCCCGCTGTCTGACGCTCCGGCAGAAGCTCGTGGAAATGCGAAAAGCCTGCCCGGAGATCGTCAAGAAGAAGCACAGCGAAGGCGTCAAATACAAGTACGCCAAGATCTACGACGTGTGGGAGAAAATCACCCCCATCATGAACGAGCTCGGCGTCGACTTCGAGGTCATCGGCGAGAAGGCCACGCGCTACGCCGAGAACGGCGACCCGGTCTACTGGATCACCATGCAGACCAAGACCTACAACGGCGACAAGCTCATGTTCCTCTACGAGGCCGACCTGACGATCCGCTGGATCAACCTCGACAACGACGACGAGACGCTGGAGGCAGTCGTCCACGCCCTCGGCTGGAACGACGACCCGGCCAAGGCCAAGGGGGCCGCCCACACCTACGCCCTGAAATACTACCTGTTCGAGAAGTTCAGCATCGACCAAGGCGAGGACGATCCCGACAACAGCGACTTCGGCGCGCAGAGTAAAGGCCCTGGGGGCGGCTCTGGCGGCTCCAGACAGGGCCAGCAGCGTCAGGGGCAGGGCTCTGGCCGCCTGTCCGAGGCACAGCTCAGCCGCCTCTACAAGAAGGCAGAGGCCGCCGGCATGACCAAGGAGCGCACCATCGCCCGGATCCTCGAGAAGTACAAGAAGCAGGATCCGGCCACCCTGACCCGGCAGGAGTACGACGAGATCTGCAACTCCCTCGACGCTGCTGCCGCGCAGCATAACCAGCAAGGAGGTCAAGGCTGATGTATAACCACACAGGACTGCAAGGGCGGCTGACGGCCGACCCTGAGCTCAGACACACCCCGAGCGGCGTGGCGATCACCAGCTTCCGGCTCGCCAGCGACACCGGCCGCAAGACCAAGGACGGCCAGAAGATCACCAACTTCATCGACTGCGTCGCGTGGCGTGCGCAGGCCGAGTTCGTCAGCAAGTACCTCACCAAGGGCCGGCTCGTCCTCGTGGAGGG